AGGAAAGCTGTCGGCGATTAGACTTCTTGCGGCTACGGCAAACTCTTTTTCTATCTTGCGTTTTTTGATATTGATCTCCGTAAGCTCCCTTTGGAGCTCTTGTAACTCTGTTTTATAGCTCATTTTTTATCCTTTTATACGAATAGCTTTTTCTGCACGGCTTTAAACATCCGCTCGTGCGCCGCTTTAAAAAAATCCTTTTTGATCTCAAATCCGTAAGACTTGCGCCCTAAATTTTCTGCCGCTACTAAAGTGCTGCCACTCCCTGCACACGGATCGATCACTACATCCCCCGCGTCGGTAAATAGCGAGATAAGGTATTCAAGCAACTTCACGGGCTTTTGGGTCGGGTGTATTTTCGGCACGCTTGCGCCGTCGCTGACCCAGTCTATGCAGTTCATCCTCATTCTGCCGCCGCCGTTAAATTTTGGGAGCTTGTCGCGGTAAAAGATGAGCGCATATTCGCAATTACCGACTATTCGCATATTGGCTTTTAAGACCTGCGAGGAGGATTTTTTACGAAACACTAAATTTATGTAGTGTGCGAAGCCGTAGCGTGCGGCAAGCTCGATTAATGGCGCTTGCTGTTCGAAAGCGCAAAATACTATCATTGCGGGCGCTCGTCCAGCCTCTTTAGGCTCTTTGATTAGCATTTTGGAGCAGAAGTGCATAAACTCGGCGACTTTAAAATTTTCATCCGTATCAAAGAAGCTTTTGCCCGCTAGTTTGCTTTCCCCGTTTGCATTGTCGCCGCCCACATACCACACGGGGTTGCTTGCGTAAGCATTCACCCCCAAATTATAAGGGATGTCCGCGATCACTAGCTGCGCCTTGGGTATGCCGTAGCGCTTAAAATTTTGAAAATGATCGTTGTATAGTTTCACTCTGCACTTCCTTTTGCTTTCTTGCCGCTTCTCTCATAGCCTCCCGCTCACGAGCCAGAAACTCCGCGCGCACTTCCTCGCTCATTGCCAAAAGCGCCTCTAGGTTCTCGCACATTTTCTCTACTATCTTTCCGCCGCGATGCCATCGAAATCGCACAAAGCGCTGAAGCACATTTAGGTGCGGTGAGCCCGTGCCCTTGTGCGCTATCCAAGCAAGCTCATAATCGCTTGTGACTAATTCGATTGCCTCATAATAAAGCCGCTCTATTCGCTCTTTCAGCGCGGACGTGATCGGATCTTTAAAGGCTAGATAGTAGTGCTCCGTCTCTATCTGTAGCACTCCGCCTACTTTACGAAAGCGATCTGTGCGTCCGATCTTTCGGTCTTTACTAGCCTGCACGTCTATCACGTAGAGCTTTTTATCCTCGCGCTTTGCGAATTCTTTAGCATTCACCCACATAGGGCTCTCTTTCAGCGAAATATTCCGAGTCGTCTATCTCTCTGTCATATGCCGCGTCCGCTCCGTAATCCTCCCACCATTGCGCCTCTGCTGCGGCACGCCACTCATCGAAGTCGCCGTGTTCGTTTAGCCATTCTACCTCGTTCATAGCTTCCTCCTTAAAACGGGATCGTGTCGTTGCCGTCATCGTATTTATCGGCGGTAGGCTTTCCCACCCTGCTTTGCGCTCCGCTGCTTTGAGCGTAGTTTTGCGTGCCGCTGCTTTGGTTACTATGCCCGCCCTGATTGCCGCCTAGCATCTCTAGGCTCTCTACCTCTACTACGTGCTTGCTGCGGCTTTGTCCGCTTTGATCCTGCCACTGCTCCAGCTTTAACCGTCCTTCAACGGCGAGCTTTGAGCCTTTACGTAGGTATTGGTTCGCAACCTCCGCCGTGCGACCGAAAAACTTCAGGTCTATAAAGCAGGTCTCCTCCGCGGTTTCTCCTTGCGCGTTCTTAAATTTTCTCGTTACGGCTATACCCGCATTTCCGACGCAATAGCCGCTCTGCGCGTATCTTAGCTCGATATCGCGGGTTAAATTTCCTATTAAAACGACTTTATTCATTTCTTAACTCCTCCGCCAATGCGTCAATCGAATTTGGATCGGCTAAATACGCCCTAGCCTCATTAGGGTTCATCCTCTCCATCCGCTTTTCCGCCTCGATTTCGTCCACGCCTCTTACCACTAGCTCGCTTTGCAGAGCGTCAAGCGGTAGCACCTCCTCGCCTACGTCAATCTCTAGCGGCGCGGCTTCGATGATCTCCTCCGCGGGCTCTGCCTTTTTCTGCGAGGCTTTGGCTAGAAATTCATTTAGGTTTTGCGGCTGCTTTGCGATCTTGGTTTGCCCCTCTTTGATCGGCTCATTATCCCCCTCGTTTTCGTCAATAGAATAGAGCCCCGAAATATCAAAAGCCTTGCGTAAAGCTTGGCTTTCGGCTACTTTTTTTAGCATCGTTTCGGGCTTTTCCGCCCAAAATTTAGTTATTCTTCCGTCGTTTGTCCTCTGGACATATTCGTCATATCTAACTTCCGCTTCAAAAGGGGTCTCGTATCCTTTCTTATAAACCTGCGCGATAGCTACTAGCTCTTTTTTGTTCTGCCACTCCCCATTTATGAAAACGGGCTTGTCTTTTAAAAAGCAGTCGCTCTTAATGCCGGCAAACTTGCCGCTTCTGTGCGCTAGGGTTAAAAAACTATCGCGCCCTGCGAGCGGTTCGATTTTAGAGTGCCATTCCCCATTTATTTTGGCTTTTCGCTCGACGAAAAATATCTGTTTTAAGATCGGGTTCAAATTAAAACTTTTGGCTACCGCTATGCAGTATTGCATATCGCTATCCGTCGCATTCGGCGGGAAAAATTGTTTTCTTATAATTCTTTTGTTCTCATCGCTTAGCCACTCTTGTGGAGTGTTTTGCGTTGTTACTTGGTTCATCTTTTATCCTTTACGCTATACTTTCATAAAATTTCCACGCAGGCAGGCTTAACGTCTGCACCGCCTCTATCTCTTTGCTCTCAGGCTCGAATTTCGCATATCCCCACCACTCGTTACGCTCTAGGCACAGCTTATAGCGCTCAAGCAGGGCTAGATATGTCTTACGCCCTTGCTCTATCGCTGCCTCGTCTAGCGTATAAAAGCCCGTCATATAAGGCTTTTTGGTTTCGACCGCGATAAAAAGGAAGTTTTCTACGCGCTTGCCGCATAGGCGCAAGATATCGGTATAAAACGCCGCTTGGATGTGGTAGTTAAAATTTGCTACCGATTTTGCAAATCCGTCCGCGCTAGCGTCGGAGGTCGTTTTCAAATCTACGCAAAGCCCTAGCGCTTCGTTGAGAAAATCGGGGCGACACCTCACGGGCACCCCCGAAATCTCCGCAAAATAGCTCTGCTCGGCTAGCCCGTCTTTTAAGAAAAGCGCCGTCTCTCTCATAGAATTTACCGCATTAGCAATAGCGGTCGCTTTCTCATAAGCTTCGGCGTCTAGGATGATCTTGCCCTCTGCGCCCTTTAAAAACTCCGCGTAGATTTCTTTACCCTCTTTGGTGCGTTTATCGGCTTTCGGTTCTGCGACAAATTCTTTTAAAAAATCCGCAGGCTCCAGCACCAGCTTATGCACGGCGGAGCCTAAGGTTAGAGCCTTGCTATCAGGCTTTTCAAACTCGTCTTTGAATTTGAAGTGGTAGGGGCTTTTGGCAAGCAAATCAAGATCGCTTTTAGAGATTTCGGCTCGCGCGTGGTAGTCTTTGATAGGCAAGCCTTTTATCGTCGTGCCTAGGGGGTGCTTAACCCTCTGTTCGCCTAAATCAATCTCAAGCATTTAACACCTCGATTTTGCTTAGGTTTGTTATGCCCGCCGCGGCTAACATATCTTTGATTTTTGCTGCTAGTTTTTCGTGCGGAGCGCTTGCGGCAGCTTTTACTTCAAACTCGGCGCGGATCGTATAGATAACCTTGCCGTCTCCTGCGTCGCGCGGCTTTTGTAGGACTTCGCGCTGCGCCTCGCAAAAAGCCTGCTTATTCGGCTCCATTTTTGCGCGTTGCGCCGCTTCGCGCGCGGCTCGCTCGACCGCCTCTTGCTTCTCTCTTTCGGCTCTTTGTGCGGCTTCGGCTTTCTCCCTCTCAGCTCGCGCCAAAATTTCAGCCTCTCTAGCTTTTGCTCGCGCCTGCATTTCGGCTTTTTCTTGCGCTGCCCTTTCCTCGGCTTCTCTCCTTGCTTGCGCTGCTATCTCGGCATCGCGCCTTTGCTTTTCTTGCTCGGCTAGCTTGGCTTGCAAAATTTCGTTTTGCAAAGCGGCAATTTTGCCCTCGATAGCTTCCTTTGTAGGCTTAGCAAGAGAGCCCGCAGTAGTTACCGCGCTTAATTTGATTAGATCGCTTACATTTATACGCTCAAAATTTAGCCCTTTTTCATCGCAAAGGCTCCTTGCGTATTCGTTTATGCGCTCCGCGATCTGCTCTAGCTTTGCGTTTTCAAAAGCCGCCACGCCGTCGGCTATCTTTTGACGCCCGTCAGAGATGATAGCTTCGATCTCTTTTTTCTCGGTCTTTAGCTGATTAATAGGCGCCGAAAGCTTGTCGATGAAAAACTTATAACGGTCGCCGATTGCGGTTTTTACCTTGTTAAAATTTGCCATCACCTTTTTGGCTTCGGGGATATTCTCGTCGGTTACTTCGATCGAGTATTTTTCCACCTGCATTGCTACGCCCGCTTTGATCTCCTCAAAATTCGTAGTTAGAATTTGATTATCTGCCGTTTTTGCCTCGTATGATACGATTAGCTCCATTGTTTCGCTCATTTCATCTCCTTTTTGCGAGCATTCACAAATTTAGCGAAGCTGCTAAATTTCGTGTGTTTATCGACACTTATCCGAGCCCGGTAGGCTCTGAATGCTTTTCTAAAGTCTTTTAAATCCATTGTTTATCCTTTCTAGGGCTATAAGTAACTAGCCCGATAATGGAGTTTAAGCCCATAGCTTGCGGGCTATTTCTACTTTTTCCGTTAGCTCTTTGACGGCTTTTGTCGCATAAGTTAAGCTATAACTATGCTCGCGTTTTATCGTGCCGTCTTTTAATCCTTTTTGACGAGCTTTAGCTTTTTCTAGTCGCGCTTCAAAATACTCTATGCTTTGCGGCATTGATAGATTTATCTCTTCTGCTTTAGCTTCCCAATACTCAGCCTTGCGTGCTCTTTCGTCAGCAATTGCCTGCTCTTTTACGCTATTACCGACTCTTTGCCAATTACGCTCAATTAGCGCCCTATGCCTGCGCTCGCTATGATGTCCGACCTTTATTGGCTCGCCAAGTTTTAAAAACTCCGCCCCTTCTTGGCTTTTTTCGTGCCACTGGTGGCTTTTGTTTTTGTGTAAGGCTTGTGAGTTTCTGTATTTTTCAGCTTTTCTTTCAGCATAGCTTGTATCTTCTATTCTTACGATTGAATAATAAAACTTATCGTTTTTTTCGGCTACTAGGTTATAAACCTCACACTCAACCTCTTTGCCGTATTTTGTTTCAAGAGTTATAACCTCGCCTTTATCGTGCTTTTCGTCGCATTCAGCTACCCATACATTAGGGCAGTATTTTTTAAATACATTCATTTTCTATCCTTTCAATATCCCAAACCTAAGATTTGAGATTGTAAATTTAGTGCGCCTCTTAAATAGCTTTTTCAGAAGATTCAGCATCGTCATTCTCCTTTTTTCGCTCTGCCATCCTTGTTAGCAGCGCGAGGTCTATCAGCAGATCGCCTACGCTCATTCTGCTCATCTGCGAAA